ATGAGCTCGCATCCATCACGCAGGGCAACCCCTGAGGAGCTGACGCATGCCGATTTTCCTATCGAAAAGCCTTGTGTCTGATACATGGAACGGCCACAAGAACGTTCCCTATCTGGAGGGGCAACAGACCCGGCTCTACCATAGAACTAATGGCGACGATCTGACGCTTGATGAGTTTTTAAGTATCGCAGAGGGCTACTCTGTAGGCGATACGCCATGGGCAGGCCAGTTTGGAGCTGCTCGCAGCGGCTACGTCATAGACGTAAGCACCAAGCAGGAAAACCAGAAGGTCGTGCGCGAGACAATCAGCATCTCCACCGAGCAGTGGATGATTGATTGGGGATCAGGCAACTGCCAAGCAGTCAACCCCAAGGCACCCGGATATGTCAATCTAGACATCAGGAGTACCAGTGCAAGCGGTACATGGTGGCGGTACGGCACTCCTGCCGAGCACTCTGTGACTCACATTCCATGGCTGACAGCCAAACCTACTGAGGCTGCACAGTGCCAGCTACATCTAGCTACATCACTAGCATGCGACCTTGGCGGTCTTCCTCTCACATTCCCACTGCCACAGGAAGAGATCACGGTCAACCTCTCATGGGAATCAGCGACAGCGGTCAACGCATTTAGAACCACGTGGAGAGCAGCACGCAACAAGCGAAACAGTGTTGCCATCTGGGGCTATGACATCGGGACGCTGCTATTTGCTGGCGTAGGTTCAAGGGTTGCCACCTCTGATGAGATGCCAGTAACCGATCTACGATTCGTCTACGACCCTTATGGCTGGTGTCGCCAGTCTGCACTGAGTGAGGCAAGAGGTAAATTCACTTCCTACTACCTCTACAAAGGCACCGTGCCACCAAGCGGCACCACTTGCGATAGCGTGACATTTACTGGTGATGTAACGCATGCCAAGTACCCATATTGGCAACAGCTATTCCCAAGCCTTACGGCATTTAGCACGCTATTCACCTCGCAGCAGCTCACAAAAGTAAGCAGTCTACTCTGATGGCTTTCCTACCTATGGACAGGCTGCCAGTGGGGCAGCACTCGCCGCACCTCTGGCGTGAGCACATGCACCAGATGGCTCGCATGGGGTCTATGCCAACCACGCAAGACTACATGCCATCGGTGCAGATTCCAGACCATGCCCAGACTCCACTGACAATCATGGTGCGGAATGGTCACACTTGGGATATTGAAAAAGGCATGACATACAGGGCAATACCTCAAACGATGGCAACCGGCAAGCTAGAGCTGTCTGTAAACACTCTTTTGCAAGCACTCGGCGATCATGGAATGGCTGTGACTTCTGTGAATGGTGTATCTGGCGGTGGCTTAGGGGAGTTTTATTGTGGAGGTATATACCCTGCAAGACTTAATATCACCTCAACAGATGTCGAGTACAGGTGGGCGTGGCTGGAAAATGCGCCAGCAGCTGCGACTGCCGGGCAACTGAATACTGAGCTACTTGGTGAGTTCTACGTACATGGAAATACGTGGGAGGTGGAGGTAGAAGGTGAGGCTACTGAAAATTGGGGATACGTCGAGCGTATGCCATCAATGGGGACAACCTCAACTAGTGGAGTTTTGCCCCATGTAGCCCACTGGTCTGGCCCTGCTGAAATTACATCAGGTTCAGTGGGTGGCAAGTACTCTTGGGAATTTGCCTATGAAGGTTCCAGTGGCTGGCAAGGTGCCTCTGGTGCGTTGACAGGGGCAAACACTGATACCGCGTGGAATCTGGCTGAGACTTCAACAACTGGCTACACCGCAAGCGTGCCAAACTCATCAATCCCATCAGGATGGGCCCCCTTGCCTACTCGTGGCATCGTCATCATGAATGTCACATTTTTCCAAGGCACCTACCGCGCATGGTTTTATTCGCAGAGCCAATTCTCAGGGCCCTGTAGCTGATGCCGTTTCTTAATTGGCTGGCATGCTGCTGCGGTGCATCTGAGGGCGCATGCTGCCTCGATGCTACTGAGTGCGTAGACGATCTGACAGTCACAGAATGCAATGATCAAGGCGGCGAGTTCTTCCCCGGCGACGACTGCGCAATTTTAGACTGCTCGGGCTTCGAGCCCACTGGTGCCTGCTGCTATGGGGAGACATGCGCAGCACCAGCGTATGAGGATTCCTGCAAGGACGGTGGTGGCTCATGGATTGCCGAAGGTAACTGTGCCGACCTTGGCGGTGGCAGCACCATCTGCACAGACGCGCTCGGCTCATGCTGCTACTGCGGAAATTGCACGGATAACGTATCACGCGAAGTCTGCCAAGATGATCTGGATGGCACCTTCTCGCTAGTGAATGACTGTGCCTTAGTCGATTGCTCACCGGGATCTGGCGGCCTTGGCCCGTGCTGCATGCCTGACTGCACATGCATGACGACACTCAACGCAACCGAGTGCGCATGCCGTGGCGGTACCTTCCTCAGTGGACGCGGAAAGACCTGCAATGATTGTGACGAGTGTGAGGGTGCTTGCTGTATCCCGCATGCCACACCAGGCGAGCCTCCAACGTGCACAGCCAATCAGACACCAACAGAATGCCAGGCACTTGGTGGCACATGGCGAGGCAATGGATCTACATGCTCAGCATGCTCTGGCGATTCCCTCAACGAGGGCTGTGCTGACATCATGAACGTGGTGCCGTCTGGAAACTATGATTGTGGATACAACGCAACTGCGGAATGTGACACGCTCAACGATGCAGACAACAAATGGCCCAAGGCATTCGTCTTGCAGTTTGAGGAGCGTGCTTTCTTTGGAGAGCGTGATACTTGCAACCTCAACCCATGCTATGAGACTGGCACCAGCAACCTCAAAAGAGCCTGTAACGATTTTGCAGGGGTTGATGGGAATTGTGCAGACCCCGGCAACTGCTGCACTCCGGACTACCCTACGTCGAATGACCCCGGCAGCATGCTGCGTGCCGAAGTATTCCAAGTGGACAAGATGAGAACTGTTCACATGGAGCTGTCTGAGTCTGAGTCATCACTATGCGAAGCTGTGTATTACGGCACATGGGATCAGGGCTGGGAGCACAAGAAAACAAACCCCAGCAGCTATAAGTACGACATAGATTGGCCGGGCGGGCTACATGAGATCGTACGCAATCAAGGCGGTGAGACTGGTGCACTAACTCGCACTACACGTGCCACGATCACAACAACAGCAACCACTGATGGCACTTACTTCTACAGGACTGCCACCTTGTTGGCTGATCTCAGTACGGTGTACTACGGCACAGGCGATGTACTGGGTGGTGGGGCCTGCGTGGGATGGCGTACACCTCAAGACGACAAATACAGGATCAATACGCAGGTTCCCTGCTTCTGCTTCACGCCTGATCTGCTCAACACTGAGACGCTTGAGATGTTCGATGCTTCGCTTCCTTGCACCACTGTTTCTATTGGCCCCGACGAACCAGCACTACCAGATGCTCTGACTACAGGCATTGAACGTACCTACAATGGGCTGATACCGGGCGGCGGGTACAACAGTGATGCCGCCATCACGGCATGGTGCGAGTCAATATGCACCATCGGCAATGCGTGCACGGTATCCAAGTGCTGCCACAATTCTGGTGCAGATTGTGATGACATGACGCTACAAGGGTGCATAGATCAAGGCGGTACCTGGTACCCCGATCAGCTATGCGCTGATGGTGTTGGCGACCCGTGCGCTGACCCAAGTGGTGATCAAGATTGTTGCGGCCAGTGCGGCTGCTATCGCTGCCATGGTGCTGATTGCACCATGAGCATGACATCATGCAAAACCATCTGCAAGGGCTCGTGCTATCCATTGCTCGCAGGCTCGCCAAGTGCTTGCCCCACTGGGCACGACCATGTGCCGCGTGTGCACTATTCAGAGGCCTATGGACCATGGCTTGATGGCGTATCGGTGTTCCCTCATCAGGTCGGCAACGCAGTGAGCTGGGGTATCGGTTTGGCAGGTCCATCGTGCCCTGCTACTGACTGGATGGCGCATGGTTCAACGGGCTTGTCTTGGGCACTCGCACCATCTGGGCATGGGGTAACCGGCAGCACTCTGCTGTGCCAGTGGGTTGGCTATCACTGTCAAGCTGGATCAACTGGCATCGATGAGCGACGACCTGAGATTGTCAGCATAGACTGGTCCGCATGAGCAAATTGAAACACCTCGCCCCATCGTGCCAACATCACTCTGGCGGCGTATGCCACAAGCTGCAGGTGATGAGTCCACCGGCATCACTGTGCAACCAATGCGAGCACTACAAGGAAGGGCCACCACTGATGAGCAAGCGACCACCGCAAGGTGTGGGCCTTGGCGACTGGGTACATCATGGGATCATGTTCCTATCGCTGGGCCAAGGGCAGAAGATCGCCCGCAAGATATCCAAGGCGGTAGGACGCAAGGGTGGCTGCGGATGCAAGAAACGGCAGGAGAAGCTCAATGAGCTAGGCGAGAAGATTAAAGGCACCACTGTGCCTGATCCGATAGACTGAAATACCTACGGATGGCACAGCATGCCCAACCCCGTAGCCTATGGAGGTGCAGCGTGGCGCAGATCTCGCTGGCAATATTGTTGATCGTGTACGCGATCATGGCCTTTGGCGTCCTACTCATCCCACAAACCACCTTGCCCACGGGCAAGCAACCGCCTGCGCCCCGCAGGGGAGGGGACTTCGAGGGAAGGGTCCCTCCCCTGCACCAGCGGGGAGGTGAGGCATGAGCGATATGCCAGAGCCCACCCCTATGCCCGCCTGCATAGCAACCAAGCTGGCAGCAGCTTCGACTGATGCACAAGCGGTAGCCAAGGGCAGCCGCAACGACTTTGCTCACTATGACTATGCCTCAGCTGAGGAGATCATCACGCACTGTCGGCCACTGTTCACCCTGCACGGGCTGGGCGTGGCCCGTATCTGCTGGAGCCCACTGCGGTGGCTCTGCACCAATGATGGCGAAGCATCGCATCGCGTGCAGTCATGGATGCAGCTGACTGACCTTGAGTCAGGCAGCACATGGCTGGGCGGCATCGATTGGCCTGTAGTCACCAGCAAGGGCAGACCCCTTGACAAGGCAGAAGCCTCAGCCCTCACTGATTCGCTGAAGTACTGGCTACTTGGCATTCTCATGCTGCCACGTGGCGATATCGAAATGGATCAGCGTGAGGACGGGCTGAGCAGTGTCCTACCAACCAAGAAAACAACCAACAAGGGAGCAGCGCGCAGTGGAAAACCTACCCTGTAGTGTAGACATCAATGACAAGGGATACTTCACCGTTGAAGGCACAGGCAGAGAGGACCGACCCGGCTGGATCTGGGTCAATGCCGACAAGCTGCCAGAGGATGCACCCAGTGACCTCAAGATCTGGATTGATCTGCCCGGCTACGGCAAAGTGATCGCTTTCCTCTCATGGAATGAGGACTTCGGCAAGTGGTCCGGTGGGCTCAAGCAGTCCACGCCAAGGCGGCCCGGCTCTCAAGCACCACCCAAGGGCGTATTCGTCAAGGGCGTGCCCGGTGCACCGATCAGGGAAATCAAGCCAGACGATATTCCATTCTGATGGTGCCAACACTACCGCCGAGCATCCCTATCCAATGGGTAGCCTCATCTGGCTATCAAGGGCATGACCTCGAAGATCAGATCGCAGAGAATTGGGAACGTGCCGATCGTGCATGCGGTGCCATACGTGCCAAGGTGCTGCATGATGCGTGGCTCAAGAGCTTCAGCCCCGGCCAGATTGCCAAGATGCTCAACCTTTCTACCTCATACGTAGGCAGGCTGATCGCATACGGCTGCGTGGTGGACATCATGCTGACACGGGCTGAGCCTTGGGACACCTTGCCCACTGAGAGGGGCATGAGAGGGTATATCTCTGAGGCCCGCGAGAACGTCTGCATAGGGCTCGACCTCACCAAGGTGATACATGACCGGCAGATGATGGCCGAAGTGGCTAGGGAGGCTCTACAAGCCTCTGAGGATGCTGCTACTGCTGCCACCCTGCCAGCTACTGGTGAGCTGGTGCACGTACCACGCAAGCATGAGAAGCAACGCAAAGCTGAGAGCCTCAAGGCAGGCAAGCGAGGCACCCAAACACTCATGAGAATGGCGAAGGCTCTGGAGGCAACAATAGCCAAGCATGGGGCACTGGATGACTACCTCAGAGCCAGCGGACCAGAGGAAGCTGAGAAGCTGCGCTGGTACATCAAGAAGATCCATAGAACCACTGGAGAGCTGCTCGATGAGATGGCTGGTGGCACATGAGGGTGCTGGATCTATTCAGTGGCATAGGTGGATTCTCACTAGGCCTAGAGCGTGCTGGTGGATTCGAGACGGTGGCATTCTGTGAGGTAGATGCCAAGGCACGGCTAGTGCTGGCTAAGCATTGGCCCAACGTGCCGATATTTGAGGACATAAGGACGCTTACAGGTGAGCAACTCAGAGAGCAAGGAATCATGCCAGATGTCATCTGTGGGGGATTCCCCTGCCAAGACATCAGCGGTGCAGGCAAGGGTGCCGGGATCATTGGCACCCGATCAGGGCTATGGGCGGAGATGTTTCGACTCATCAGAGATGTACGGCCAGCGTGGGCAATTGTTGAAAATGTATCAGCCCTGCGATCTAAGGGGCTTACCCTGGTCCTACAAAATCTCAGCGAGATCGGGTATATGTGTGAGTGGCATTGCATACCCGTTAGTGCCCTTGGCGCGCCTCACCAGAGGGACCGGATCTGGATCGTGGCCCACGCCATGCAGCAACACAAGACCCAACGAGGGGAATGTGAGATTGCTCAGGGCCAAAGTAGAGGCAGGGGAGCTCAGCAGAGCAGATGCAGCGGCGATGCTCAATGGGAAAGACCCATTCGAGGCACAGGGGGTGATACCTCAGAAGATGTGGCCCACGCCAACTACTCAAGACGCAACAAACTGCGGTGGCCCCTCGCAAATGCTACGCAACTCAGTGCCCTTAAATGCTCTAGTTGGTGGGAAGTTGAACCCGGCATGGGTAGAGTGGCTCATGGGATTCCCCATAGGGTGGACAGACTTAGACAGCTAGGCAATGCCGTAGTGCCTCAAGTAGTCGAGCTGATTGGCAAGGCAATCAATGCTAGCTAGCCCGTGGGCAAGGGCGTTTTTGACCCTCTCAGGCTTGGCTAGCACAGACTCTCTAGAGAACAAGAGAGTAGGCTCATATAATGGAATCGCGGCAGCACCTCAGGAGGTGACCCATGGGGGGTAGATCAAGCAGAGAGAAGGGCAGACGCGGGGAGCTGCTCGCTGCCAAGGCACTATCGGATATAGGCATCGTCTCATCACGGGCTGGCTATGCAGGCTACTCAGTGGAGGATCTACAGCACACACTCAGGGGTGTCCACATTGAGGTTAAGTACATGGCGAGGCCCTCAATCCCGAAGGCGTATAGGCAGGCCATAGGGGATGCGGCCCGTAGTGGGGCCACACCAACATGCCTCACCAAGCAAGTGAGCCAAGCAACCAAGGCAGAGCCATGGCTACTCACCATCGCACTGGCTGACCTATGGGCACTGGTTGATGCATGCAATGAAGCGAGGCCCGTATGAAGTCAGTCAAGCGCATCGATAGGCTCATCAGGCAGATACCAAGACCGCAACGCGTGCAGGCCTTCAACTACCCAAGACGATGGCGCAAGCTGCGGCTACTCGTCCTGGCTAATGAGCCACAATGCAGGATCTGCAAGAGGGCAGCACATGAGGTGCACCACGTGCACTCGATCAGGGATGGTGGTGATCCGTACGATCTAGCCAACCTGATGCCCTTGTGCACCCAGTGCCATGACGACCAGCATGGCGGTAGGAGGCGGCAGGGGTGACCCCCCCTATCGCCATCGCTGAGGCGAATACGCGGGCATCGCGTCGTAAGCCACTTTTTTGGGCGCATATCCTCGATTGTTTGGAGGACTCGACAGCATGAGCAAGCGATCAGCGGAACCTGCCAGCGGATTGCAGATCATGAGCGAATATGTAGCCGCAGTTTTGTCTGGGCAGATTCTCACCAGCAGACTGGTACGGCTGGCCTGCGAGCGGCACCGCTCGGATCTAGACCGCGAGGATGTCGCGTTCGATCCTGCGCAGCTAGAGGACTGGCTGTCATTTGCTCGAGGTATCCGCCACCCTCGAGGTGACGCGGCCGAGCGTGGGGAATACTTCGAGCCATTGCCATGGCAGGTTTTCTGCGTGGGCTCCATGCTGGGCTGGCGTGCAGTTCCAAGCGGTCACCGCCGCTACCGGCTCGGGATCATTGAGGTGGCACGCGGTAATGGCAAGACGGTGCTGATGTCGTCGGTCTGCCTCTGGGCATTCATGAACGGCCAAGGCCGTCAGGTGTTCACGTTCGCCAATAGCCAGCGGCAGGCTCTGCTGTGCTTGAGTGATGCAGCGGCGATGGCGCGGGATATGGCAGAGGAAGAGATACCAGACCCCCGCACAGATAGGCGACGATGGAGGGACCGCATCTACGCCATTTCGGATACACGCATCAAGGATGAAGGCAACCGAAACTACATGAGCGCAATCCCGTGCAAGATCAGCAGTCTTGATGGGCTGGACCCATTCTGCTATGTGGGGGATGAGGCCAGCGAATACCAGACAAGAGCACTCCAGAAGCTAGTGACCTCGACGGTCAAGCGCCGCGACGCGTTCGGCGTACTCATCACTACACCGGGCTCAGAGCGTGGCACCATCTTCGAGGACTACCGGGATGAGGGCGTGCACCTCCTCAATGGTGACAGCACCTCAGGGGATGGCAGCTTCTACTACCTCGCTGGCATCGATGAGGGTGATGAGCCTGAGGACTCAACCAACTGGATCAAGGCAAACCCAAGCATGGGTACCACTGTCCAGCTAGATGACCTCAAGCAGAGGTATGCCTCCGACCTGGCTAAGGGGCCAAGATACGTGGCCGACTTCGTAAGATTCCATCTTGCGCGCTTTACGGGTGATGTGCAGGCATGGATACCAGCAGAGCAGTGGGCTGAGTGTGAGAGTGGACCCCGCCCAGATGAGGAGCTCATCGGTGGACGGGCATGGCTTGGGGTTGACCTCTCCAAGACCCGCGACCTCACAGCAGTGGTTGCCATCATTGAGCACCCTGAGAATGGCACGCTATGGGTGAGGGGCTGGTACTTCTACCCTGAAGAGCAGGCCCGTGAGAGGGAGCGCGTACTGAGGATGCCGATCTTGCAGTGGGGTCTATCACTCGAGGTACCGCTCCATCTAAACCCCGGACGTGTCATAGATTACAACCAAATACATGACTGTTTGAGAAAAGCGTGCTCTACTTATGACGCTCAGGCTGTGTACTTCGATCCTCACATGGTTGGATGGGGGGGTCAGATGCTAGAGGCTGAGGGGCTGCCCGTTTGGGGTCTACAGCAGACCATAGTGCAGCTGTCACCGGGCACACTACATGTAGAGAAGATGGTGGCCGAGCAGCGGCTACACCATGATGGCGACCCCGTGCTGACTCGGTGCATCGGCAACGCCAGATCCTATACCGACATCAATCTCAATGTCCGACTACACAAGAGCAAGAGCGAGGGCCTCATCGATCCCGCCATGGCCTTGTGCATGGCAGCCCGCGCCCACCTTGAGAGTGAGGCCATGCCGGACAGCTGCCCAGTGGTGTAGCCGCACCGTGACGATGCGTGCCCGATTCCCCTTTGTTCCACCAATCTTCCCCCTTTGTTCCAACAATGCGAAACTTTGCGCGAGCGTTGCGCGAGCGTTGCGCTTCATCGTGTAGCTAGCCCATGGGCAAGCTGCCCGATTAGGTGGATTCAGGCATCAGAGGTACAATGCACTAGGACAGCACGCGAGGACCATCTATGGCCTTTCCGCGATTGCTATCCCGTGTCTTCAAGCGTCACACTGTCTCGCAGTCGCTGATCCACTTGATGCCGAACATGGGATCGATGGCAGCTGGTGACCCAGTGACCTCGACTACCATCGACTGGCTGCCAGCAGTCAACCGGGCTACCTCGCTGATCGCCAACGATATTGCACGCCTGCCGATGCGGATTGCATCCAAGCAAGATGACGGCAGCCTCATCGACCAGCCAGGACCGACTAGCAAGCTGCTCAATGAGTGGCCTACGCAGGCTCTGCATTCAAACGCATGGCGGCGTCACATCGTCCGCGAGTACCTCATACACGGCAACTGCATCTGCTACATCCAGAAAACTGGACGCGGCGAGGTGTTGCAGCTGGTACCACTTGAAGCGGGCTCGGTTCGCATTGAGTGGCGTGATGGTTCACTCATCTACATCCACACCAAGATGGGCGACCTATCGCCTGCCGAAGTGCTCCACTTCCGCATGCCAGGTGGCACGGTGGGAGAGTGGGGGCTCGGCCTGCTTGACGTAGGCCGCGAAGCTCTCAGCCAGCTACGTAGTCAGCAGAAGGTCGCTGCATCAGTCGCGGCCAACACTGTGCAGCCCCGCGTGGTGCTCAAGCATCCCGGCAAGCTCAGCGCAGAGATGAGTGCAGCAGCAGTTGCCCGTTTCCAATCCAAGTTCTCAGGTGCTGGCTCTGGTGGCACTGTCCTGCTACAGGATGGCATGAGCGTAGAGACGCTGGCCGTCAAGGTGACCGATCTGGACTTCATCGCTGTATGTAATTGGAGCATCGCTGAAGTTAGCAGAATGACCGGGGTGCCAATTTCACTCCTCAGCGAGCATTCGCATAGCACCTTCTCCAACGTGGTCGAGCTGAACCGCTCCTACTTGGACACTTGCCTCAGCCATCACATCGCCATGATCACGGCAGAGCTAGAAGCCAAGATCATTCCAACCACTCGCAAGCTTGACTTCGATACCACTGCACTCACTCGCGGCACGCTCGGCGATCAGATCGCTGCATGGTCGCTGGCTATTGATCGCGGCGTATTGACTCGCAATGAAATGCGGCAGCGGCTTGGCCTCAACCCAATTGATGGACTCGATGCACCTGTACTCAGGCTAGATACGGCTGAGACTGAAGAGCCAGATGATGAACCAGATGAAGAGGTGATTGATGATTGAGCGCGCCACACTCAACATGCAAGCAGAGCAGAGACGCATGCCCGTAGAGATACGCATGTCACCAGATGGGCGCAAGCTCACTGGCTACGCCGCGCTGTACAACACTGATTCGGAAGACATGGGCTTCATTGAGCAGCTTGCACCGGGCGTGTTCGATCGCTCGATCGCTGACAATGATGAGGTGCTCGCACTAGTTGAGCACGACCCACAGAAGCTACTCGGCAGATTGAGTTCAGGCACGCTACGCATCAACAGCGACAAGCGCGGGCTTGGCTTCGAGATCGATATGCCAGACACCACGCTGGGCCGTGACACCATCGAGCAGGTGAAGCGCGGCGACCTCTCTCAGATGTCATTCAGCTTCAGCCTCTACGACGACAACTCAGAAACTCATAGTCGAAACGCTGACGGAAAGCGTACTCGGCGCATCAATAGGGCACGCCTTCACAGCATAGACGTGGTGGCACAGCCCGCATACAAAGCGACAGCGGTAGCTGTCAGGAGCTCCCCAATGTCAACCCCAGATCGAATGGATGAAGTCAGGCGACTGACTGGCGAGATGCGTAGCATTCTCGATGGTGAAGTCACTTCAGAAACCTCAGAACAATACGACCGCATGGAGCTACGGCTACAAGAGGTCGAGCAAGAGATTCGCAACACTCGCCGCGAGGATGCGCTGAAACGTGCCGAGCGTCTGCTCGATGAGCCTACACGCAAGGCACCAACGCCCAGCCCTCTGGCCTTTCCTGGTACCTCTGATATCACTGAGAGCAGAGCGTACTCTGATGCGTTCTTTGCCAACCTCAACAACAGTGCAACCCATGAGCAGCGCGACATGCTCGCAGGCTCTGGTAGTGGTGCCAACATTGTGCCAACTGAGATGGAAGCGGCCATTGTCGAGATTCTCGACGATCCCACTACCATGCGTGGCATCTGCTCAGTGACTCAAGCGCGTGGCGATCGAGAGATCCCAGTCGAGACTGCCATCGGTTCAGGTGGCTGGCTTGCAGAGCAAGGGACGATTACACCATCCGATGTCACCATCGTCAAGAAAACCGCATCACCCAAATCATACGGAACAGCAATATCGTGGAGTTCCCTTCAGGGTGCTCAGGCGATCATCGGAGTCGATGCGTACTTCGGCCGAGCGGTAGGACGAACCATCGCGCAGGGACTCGACTCTGGGTACATGGTGGGCACAGGCAGTTCTAATCAGCCAACCGGGCTGGTACCTGCACTCGGTACTGCTGCATTTATGAACCTCGCAGTCACTAAGGGTGATGGCATCATTGATGCGGCGCATACGCTGGCCCCGCAATACCGTGCAGGTGCTCGGTGGATGATGAACGACACCACGCTCGCAGTGGTCAGGAAATTGAAAACGACAGACGGCAACTACCTGTGGGTGCCCTCAGAGCGATACTCTGAAATCCGCGACGGTATTGCTGGAACCCTGTATGGCTTCCCCGTAACAGTGGCAGCCTCCATGGCGAATACGTCAATTGTATTTGGTGACATCAGCCGTTCGTACCGCATCTATGACTGGGGATCCACCTCAATGCTCATGGATCCGTACACCAATGCCGCAACGATGTCTACGACAATCTGGGCATGGCGACAAACCGATGGCGTGCTGGTTGACGCTAGCGCTGCAGCCGTGTTTGACACTGACGCATCTTGATCTAAACAGTGCTGTCCGCACTTGGGGAGGGCTCACCGCGAGCCCTCCCCGTATAGCGGGCTGGGGTTTCCTATGCCTGATTGCTCATTCCTGCACTCCTTCAACCGTCAGCCGTTGCGCATCACTCGCTCGCGCGTTGGCGTTACACGGCTCTACACCACTGCCACCACTTCAGTGCTGCAGGAGTATCTGCGACTACCAACTGGCGGCAGTACCACAGAGCTGGTGCGGACATTCGCAGCTTCGATTGCGTTCACAGAAGAGATGGCAGCCACCACGCTCGACACTTCGACGATCTCGCTCAAGATCGATCTGGATTGCATCCCCATAGACTCACACAGTGAACGGTGGGTTGAGCTACCACTCGGCCCCGTCACTGCTGTGACCAACGTGGTGGATGCTGATGCAACCCATACCACTGGGCTCACACTCGATACCCACTCAACACCCCACAAGGTGCAGCTACCTGATGCAGTACTCAGTGATGGCTATGCCACCATCTCATACACAGCTGGCGTAGATGACTGGGATGATGTGACCCAAGTGCAGCAGACTGCTGTGCTATTCGCATTCGCTCACCACTGGCAGAACCGTGAAGCGGTCGCCGCCACTCAACTGTATGACATCCCGTACACACTCCGGCAGGCCCTTGTGCTCGCTGACTATTCGGTGCCAATCTGATGAGAAACGGCCACTGCTCGACGCCTGTAGCACTCAAGCGTGCAACGTCTACCCGTGATGACTTCGGCCATCACGTGCAGACGTGGTCTGATGAGATCAACCCGCTATGGGTTGCCATCAAGACCCGCGCAAGCTCCAGCAACCAAGCGGATGGCCTCGCCCAGATCGACACAATCACGATCACTACGCCCTGGTACCCCGCATGGGACATCCTCGCCACTGACCGCATCGAGTGGAATAGCTCCACCTATGAAGTGCTCACAATTGCAGAGCGTGACGGGCGTGGCAAGTTTCTAGACATCATCGCGGCCAAGGTGACTTTGTAATGAGTACACCCGAGCACGTAGTCATTGGCCTGCTAGATGCAGCCTCAGCCGTGACCGATATCGTTAGCACTCGAATCAGTGCGGGCTATCGTGAGCAGGATGATGACATGCCGTGCATCACGGTAGAGACTGAATCAATGGACGGGGACGACAACCTATCCGGCTCAACGTCGATAGACATCGCATCGGTTGAGGTACTCAGCTTTGCGACCACTTACGCAGCCGCATCCACTCTGGCCTCTGCATGCTATGACGCGCTCAAGGGCGTGACTGGCACCACTGCGCAGGGTGAAATCTACAGCATCGCCGCTACCCATAGCGGTGCCGCCATCGTGCCCGTGGCAGATGGCACTTACTTTGTTTCTTACCCCATAGCCCTCACTGTATATCTGGAGCGATAACCATGGCAGGCACAACCCCACTCGGCACGACAGTTCTAGTCGGCACCACTACGCTGACCGATGTCCTCGATGTAAACTACTCACCGGGCTCTACTGAGCTTATTGATATCACTGATCTCAGTGACACTACCCGCGTCAAGCTCGCAGGCTATGTAGACACTGGCTCAATATCGGTGACTATCAACTGGACTTCTGCTGATTATTCAGCACTCGAAACGATTGCATCAGCTGGTGTTGCTGTTACTGGTAAAGTAACTTTTAGCGATGGTTCTACATGGTTGGGCACAGATGCTGCCATCATTGACATGGCAGGCTTCGCTATATCTGGCGGCTCTGGCGTGACATCATCATTCTCAATCCACCAGCTCAGTGCTTGGACGTTCTCTTCCCCAGCATGACTAGAGGCGACCGCAATACTGTGCACCTTGGCCTGCATGATTGGATGGTGCTGGCGGCAATTCTGCTTGCCATCGTCATCCCGTCAGTTGCCCTATGGGCTCAGGTGCAGAAGCAGGTTGCTGAGATCCTTGTGCACCAGAGCTACATACTGGATCGGCTCAACGAATTGGAGGGGACAAAGCCATGAGACTACTTCCACGTGTTTGGATCGTGCTTGGATTCGGCAGCGTCCTGCTCGCACTGGTTGGCTGCATGAGTAGCTTGCCCATGGGCAAGCAATCACTACCACCCCACAGTGGAAGCATGACCCAAGTGGCTGCAGCTGCTGGCGTATTTGGTCCCCTCACATGGGCGGCGGTTGCTCTGGTAGCTGCTGGCATTGTCAGCTGGATGCTCGGCAACCGTACTCGCGCCCTGCTTATGATCGCCACCGGCGCATGCTTGACCATTGCCACCTTGTTGGCTCTGGAGCTGGTGAGCCTTCTCCTCTGGCCAGCAGTAATCGCGGCGGCAATCGCTGGCGTGACGCTGCTGGCTGGATGGCTATTGCCCAAGTGGCAGAAGCTGCGAGGAAAAGCATGATGAGAGTGGAGGGCATTGAGCAGATAGAGAAGGCACTAGCCGAGCTCACATTCCGCAAGCGTCAGAACGTAGAGCGGAAGGCTGCGCGGGCTGCACTCAACAAGCTCAAGAAGTCAGTGCAGATGGGATGGCGCACACTCTCTGTAGAGAATCCATCACCTAAAAGGTGGTCTATCCGCAAGCATGCTGCCAAGGCCGTGACGGTCAAGGTGGGCACCAAGCGGTACCAAGTCTATGGCCGTCTCTTCCTCAACTACCAGAAAAAGAATGCAAGCATGGCCCGGCTTGCTCACCTCTTGGAGTGGTCCCACAAGACTGGCGGACCAAGGCCGGGAGTGGATCAGGCGAAGCGATCAAGAAAGCGTGTCGAGAATAGCAGACAGGGGTTTTCAGCAGGAAAGCACCCGACTGCAAATGTCTACCAACAGAAGAGCGGGCATACACGTGACTTCTACATGAAGGCACTCATGCTCTGGCTAATGAATCCCAAGCTAACCCAAAAACAGGTGAGGAATAGTATCTGATGGAATTGAACGGCTACACAATCAGGGCAGCGACTGGTGCGGACTGGGTCTGGCTGATGGAGTACTCAAAGAAACTGGAAACCGATAGCGGATTCGATCAGTGCAGTGCAGTCATTGCTCGCATGGTTTCGACACTTGATGAAGAGTCCGCATTGCAACTGCCTGCGCCTGAATTCCGCGACCTATTCGCGGCATGCTCGCGTGCCATCGTGGGGGATGACTGCCCGGACTAAGCCCGGCGGAGATATTCATGCACCGACTTGCCATAGCTCTGGGCTCAACGGTGGCGGACATCAAGCAGATGCCCGTAGAGGATCTCCGCGCATGGCAATCATTCGACCGACAAGCTGGACTGCCAGACGTAGCAGCACAGTGGCAGCGTGGGCTGCTCATATCAGCCAAGGCATCGGCAGGCTCCAAGGTGGATGACTTCATGCCACTGATGGCATGGAACAAGCCAACAGGTGTAGACGCATTACTGGGGAGGTTGCAACGTGGCGAAGTCTGACATTGGCACCATCACCGTGTACCTCAAAAGTGAGAGCGCGAATTTCGACAAAAGCATGAAGTCTGCAGGGGCTTCATTGAAGAGCCTCAAGAGCTCCATCAAAAGTTCGGGTATTGCATTCACTGAGTTCCAGTCTAAAATCAGCCTAGTATCTGGCGCGGTTGAGGTGGTGGGCAAAGGCATCCAGAGCGTGATGCTCGCCATGAATGGTGATATGGACTCACTGGATAAGACCATGGCGAGTCTGCCACTGGGCATCGGCCCAGCTGTCAAGGTGCTGCAAGAGCTACGTGATGCCATGTTCGGTGTAGCAAAATCAACAGAGCAAGCAGACAACAAGCTCAAGCAAATGCAA